ACACGAAGTATTTGTCATAACTTCATAACATAAGTCCTTATTTTCATTACATATCCATGGCATTAATAGTATATTAACACCTCCTATAGTTATTTCAGTAGGATTCATGATATTCTGAATATTAAATTCAGTATAATTATATAACTGATCAACAGCATTAATTGAAAGATTATTTCTAAAATAGATATCGTGATTGCCTACAATTGTATAGAGTGGAATTTTTCTATTATAGATAGGTAGAATGAAATCATCTTTTAGTTGATTTGAAGAAAGAAAATTGATATATTTTCTACGATCTACTACATCGCCTAAATGGATGATTGCATCTGGTTTGATTTCATCTACTTTAGGAAAAAATACATCCTGATAGAATTTGGTAAAGTATTTTGCAAGAATTTGATTGTCATTTCGAACACCAAAATGTGTATCTGTTATAAGAACAATCTTTGCCATTTAATTTCCTCTCATTATTTCTTATGTTTTTCTTCATACTCTTTAATGAATTCTTGCATATTCTCTAATGCACCATCACTATATACAATCTGTTCTTCCATTTGCCCTAATAGTTGATTTTCTAGATTGAATTGTTCAATTTGTCTATATTTTTTATATAATAACTTCTTTTCAGTAGCTATTCGTCTCAAAAATGCATAATATGTAATCTGTGAAAAATAGGCAAACGGATTGATTTTATCAGGATTGTAGTTGTGTATATAGAGAATACAATTTTCAATTGCATCATTGATCATATCTTCTTTAAATGGATATCTACTAAAATTGAAATTCTTTGCCATGTTATTGGCAATATCAATTAAACATTGACCAATATAATTATTTGCTTTGGGTCTTGGTTTATTTTCCTCCTTTGCTTTATTACACTGATCAATATACTTGACCATTTCAGTATAGAATTTTTTGTTATCAATATAATTTTTAGGTGAACGTGATTTTTTACGTTTAGGCAATGTCATTATGTCTCCATTTTTTTGTGGTGTCAATGTATTTTTTTGGTTGACAGCTGCATTTTTTTGTTGTAAGCTACGTATGTAGCTGTTAGTAAACTATATTAGTGATATGTTCTAGTGATTGTGTTTGATGATTTTTGTTGCTTATCTCCACTAAGAAATCTATCTTTTCTGTCATTTGAATCTTTAATGAAGTCTTCATAGTAAGAAGCAACTTGTGAATGGGCTTGAGTAAATGTAATGATATGAGTTGAAGGAAGAAATATAAAATCATTCTTATTCATTCCATGAAATAATGAATTAAAATAGATTGTAGAATCTACATATTCACAAGTTACAGGATTAGAAACAATTAAACCATTTGATATTGTCTTTTCAATTTTAGCAAGAATTCGTGTTCCATTAGCTAATATTATAATCTGAACTGTACTTACTAACAGTTCTTGAACTGTACTTTCTAACAGTTCTAATATGTCATTCATTATCATTCTCCTCTATTTTAATTTTATATATTTTATAGTTGAATTGTTCTTGAGAGTAATATTTGATTCGTTCAGTCATATGTCGTAATGTATAGTTACTATGTTTTTTATATTGTAAATCATCTGCAATATCAAACAAAGTACAAGTATCTTTATTTTCACCTAATCTTAATCCTCTACCAATTGACTGTAGATTTTTGATTTTAGCTTTTGATGGGCTAGTAAAAATAATATTGTGTAGACGTTTGATATTAACTCCAGTTGAAAATGTTCCTACAGAAGCAATAATAATTGCATTTTCCTCTTCTTCTACAATCTTTCGTATTGCGTCCCGTTGATGACCTTTAGTGCCACCAAAAACGAAAAAGATTGGTCTATTAGTTTTTTCTTTTTGGAATAGATCATATAGAATCTTGCCATGTTTATCTACATATTGAAATAATACTAGTGTATTACCATTTAGTGAAAATGTCAAGTTTTTTATGAAGTTATTACGCTTTTCATTTGATATAATGAAATCCATTTCATCTGGATATTTGGCTTTATTTAATAATTTTTTAGTATTATCACTATATTTAAGAATTAATAACTTGATATTAAGTTCAGCTAATTCCTTTTTGTCCATTAATTCTTTAGTGGTAGTAGTTCTATAGACTTTGCCAAATAGTCCTTCGAGAATTAATTGGTGGGCTTCTGCACCATCAAGTGTTCCAGTAAATCCAAATTTATATTTACAGTTTGTTAGTTTTTCCATAATACCTGTTAATGATGCTGCTTTATAGCCATGTGCCTCATCACCAATAACAACTCCAAATTGATCAAAAAATGATTTAGGCATTTTTGCTATTGACTGCCAAGTCGATATGACTACATTTTCTTTAATACCATTTTTCCATGCTTTATCTGTTTCTCCTGTAATCTTAAGAATATCTGTAAACTTATTATTAGAATAATCTTCAAAATCACTTGCCATTTGGAGGACTAGTGATATTGTAGGTACAATGATAAGTTTTTTCATTGGATAGAAACGAGATAAAAGATAAATCATTAGAGATTTACCAGAACCAGTTGGAGATAGTATAAGCGCACGATTATTTCGTATACAATCAATGACACCTTTTATTTGATAATCTCTTGGTTCATATTTTGGTTTTAATGCTTGGACAAATTTGCCACACTCGAATGCTGAAAATTCTGTAGCATCTTCTAATGATTCATCTATCTTAATTGAATAATCACGAGATTTTGCAAAGTCTTTTATGTAATGTAAGAGACCTTTATATATTGTAAATGTTTTAGTATTGAAGAGACGAATTTTTCCATCAAACATACCATTTCTGTATTTGGGCATAAATTTATAACCAGGAACATAGAATGAGAAATGATCTGACATTTCCATAGCAATCCCACGATTACAATCTATGCGAACATGAACTTCATTAAAAGCATTAACAATAATATCAGACATTATTACGCTTGTCGTAGTCTAAACGATGTAATGATTCGAGTTGGTTCAAAATATTTCTGAATTAGTTTAATAACAATTTCTGTATCATATTCTTTACATGAGAATACATCAAAATAAGCATCGCCAGTATCATCACAGAAATGGGCACAGATATTAGATGTTTCAATTAATTGAATTAGAGTATACCCGGCTTTATTATCAGAACCGAAATGATTAATCATAGGTTCACCAAAAGCTACCATATCAATAGCAGTTACTAATTCTTTAGTAAAGTCATAGATTTTATGTTCATTTGGCCATTTAGCATTTTGATTGCAAGCTTTAGCGTCAACTTGTAAATGATATCCCCAATAATCTGACATTAATCTTCATCTCCTCTTACAATATATTTGATTATAGTTTTACTTGGTCGAAAAACAGTTTGAAGATGGCCTATTGCAATATATGGATTTGCTTTTTCACCACAAGTGAATATGTCAATTGCAATATAATTAAATTCTGGCCATGTGTGAATAGAAAGATGACTTTCTTCTAAAATAATAACTCCTGTCACACCAGATTTTGATCCTGGGAACTTATGAAAAAATTCATTAATAATAGAGGCATTTGCTTTTAAACATGCATCAGAACATACTCCTTTTATATTAGGAGCATTTGTTAGTAAATAATTACAGACGTCTTTTGGTGTATCATACATTTCAACAATAAGATGTTTACCTATACCTTTCACGGTTTTCTCCTTTAAGTTCCAAAGTTGGTAAGTCGTCGCCATTCTATGGCATTACGTATATTCCAATTTCTATTATTAATTGCTTTCATGATTTCTTCACATATTTCAACCTTTTCTTGCTGATGAAGTAACTTTAAATTGAGTTCTATCATTTCAGAATCAGTTTCAATATAGGTAGACATATCTGCTTTCAATACTTTTTTAAGAAATGGTGTTCTATTAATTTCTTTTAGATCATCTGGATTGTTTAAATCTCCAGAATAGTATTCGTGTAGAATTTTATTTAGCTGTTGTTTTTTTGCTTGAAATCCCTTATATCGTTGACGTTCTTCTGAAAGAATTTTCAACCATTTTGAATGAAGATATGGGATTTTTAAGCTTTCTGTATCTAATTCTGTATTATCGACTTGACTATCTTTTTTCCATTCATTAAAAATTTCTTCTATCTTCATTATACCTCCTATATCAATATTAGAGTATTATAACTTAGATAAATCATATGTCAAGTAAAAAATTATACAGATTCAAATGTGAATAGTGTATATTGGAATGTGACCGAAGCTTCTAAATAATCAATGTCTGTTGCTGTCGTACTTAACTGCAATTCACTTATATTTTCTGGAAACATATTATGAAATTTGATTTTTAAATTAGGATTATATTTACTACTTAAAACAAAAAGGGTAGCATCTGAAAAGATATTGTTATTTTTACTAGTAGCTTCAAATAATCGGCGTTGTTCTGTTTGAGACGGTGCACCAATACCAATCATCCAATTGTATATTTCTAAATAATTTTGCATATCCTCATCTACACGAAATGTTATATTAAGTGGTGAGAATTGCAACTTAGTTCCAGGACGAGTGTAATCAATTAATGGTGTATTAAATTGTGTGGTATTCAACTGAATTGATGGAATAGGCACATTTTGACAAAAATATGTCACAGTCGGTGTACGATCTAAAACTAATTTGAAACCTGTCTGACCTAAAAAATTCTTGTTTGTTGGCTCTGTAGCCATCATTTTCTCCCTTGACAAAAAATCAAAAATGCATTATAGTATTTATAAGATATGAGAAGGAGTTAAAAAATGCGTGTTCTAGTATGTGAAAAATCCAAGGTACATGACACTGTTAAGCGAGAAGGTGTCACCCATCTTGTGTCAATCGTTGATCCTGGTAATCGACTATTTCTGACTCCTCGATTGAAGGAGGTCAATCTACTATCGCTCAAATTCGATGATGTTTTGGATGAACATGAGTTGTTTGCTCCTACACGGAAAGATGTAGAGTGTATCCTCGATTTCACTAAAGAGTTACCCGACGACGCTGTGGTGCTAGTTCACTGTTTTGCAGGTGTCTCGCGCTCAACGGCAGCTGCCGCCGCTATCGTGGCCCAAAATCTTCTTCAAAATGGGTTCACAGATGTGGCTGACCGATCGGTAGAAACTGTTCGAGAGGTTCGTCCCATGCTATGCCCAAACCCTATTATCTCCAAATTTGCCGACGAGCTCCTCGGACTGAATGGTCAGTTTTTTGAAGCGTGTGAACGGGTCGCTAATGAGAAAATTCTGAAACTTATGTCTTGACAATTAATCTCGCATGATCTAATATGATTATAGTGAGATTGAGAGATAGCTATGACCAAGACCGATCTTGTCGAATTTGCTATGAGTTACCTGCAGCGTCATAAGATCATCAAGTTTGATCCTACTGTTGCTGTTAAGTTTGCCAAGATGAATGGTTTTTTCGGCTGGTATGATTTCAATAAGAATGAGATTCTTCTGAACGAAGGTGAGAGTGATCTTGATATGGTCACAACCCTTGTTCACGAATTGAAGCATTCTGAACAGATTTTTCAGGGTTTGATGAAATATCTTCCGGGTAATAAGGTTATGTGGCGCGGCAAGAAGTTTGATGATAATGTTGATAGTGCTTATGAAGATTATGAGAAGCTTCCTTGGGAGATTGAAGCCCGTAAGGTAGAGCGTTATGGTGCAGAAATTCTTCGGGCTTGGCAAAAAAAGCTTTGACAATTAATCTCTCAGATGCTATGATGAAATCATGATGATGAAACGAGGAGTGAAAATGTATACATATGAAGTAATCTGTGAAGATGCTTATGGCTCAATTATTGATAGTAAATGGGTAAATAAGCGCGACGCTATGGATCGGGTAGAGCAATTGGAACGATTGCAAGCCGAAGGAGATG